TAGGTTTTTCGAGTGCTTCCACAAATATTCCAAGTGGTGGAAGACCCGGCAGATCGACTCAAGGACGGCGAAGTACGCCGACAAGATCTGGATTGAACGATTCCTTGAGCAATTCAAAGACGACATAGACAAGGTCAAGGTTCAAATCCTTGGTCAGTTTCCTTCCGCTTCGACTACGCAGTTCATTCCGTCAGATGCGGTTGACAAGTGCATGAAGCACGAGACCCAGGGCTGGGAGATGCTTCCCAAAGTCATGGGGGTTGATATAGCTCGTTACGGGGCGAACTCCAGCACGATCTGTATCAGGCAGGGAAGAAAGGTCTTCCCGATCCAGGTACTTCCGAAGATGGACCTGATGCAAACGGCTCAGTTTGTGGCCGAGGAAATCAAAAAAGAAAGACCGATACAGGTCTTCGTTGACGGGTCTGGTATCGGGGCCGGGGTTGTGGACAGACTCAGACAGTTGAATTTCACCGTTACTGATGTGAACGGGGGTAATTCTTCTCTCAACCCGAGGTATTTGAATAAGAGAGCCGAGATGTGGGCCGAGATGAAGGAATTCATTATCGGTCTTTGTGAACTCCCTCCAGACCAGGAACTAAAGAAAGAACTCACCGCTGTCCAGTACGGATTTACCGACAGGGGAAGGATCAGGCTTCAGAGAAAAGAAGACCTGATGGACGACTACGGCTTCAGCCCTGACAAGGCTGATTCGTTAGCAATGACTTTCGCTTACCCGGTGTCGGATTTTTCCGACTCCACTTCAAGGCTTGAACCGCAAACCTACCCGGACTGAACATGGATAACGTAGTGAACTTCAAAACGATCAACCTCTCGGCCGAGATCAAGAAGATCTGGGGGCCGGAATGGAACAAGCCGGAAGTCTCTTACGAGTTCTCCAACGGAAGGTCTTTTGAGCTCCGCACAGGGGATGCTTCGATTTACTCAACCTCGCCCGACTTTTCGGATTGATCGCGCGTGCCAAAACGCTCTCGCGTTTCGGATTCGTGCTTTGCGTCGGTGGGCAAGTAATGCCTCTGGAGACGTATCGTTTTTACTGCGTTCGTCCTTGGAGCGAGGTATGGAAATGACAAAGGCGGACAAACGCTATCTGAAAGCGATGCGCTGCTCCAACTGCGACGGCCGGGGTTGCAAGTTCTGCAATGGGTCTGGCAATTCAAAGCGCTTTGAAGATCTACTCTGGCGAGCCACGTTCGGATTGAGACATTGATCATCTACTCCGAAGGGTCTACCAAAGCACAGGAAGACGAAGCCAACGCAATCCTCGATGCTCTTACTACTGCGTACCCTCTTTATCCGTGGGGGGTGAGGGTGTATGAGGGTGGCTTCTTCATTCGGCACCTTGAGTTCCCTTCCAACTGGGGAATGAATTGCAAGGTAAAGGGCCGGGTGTATTCAGCGTCTTCTCTGAAGCGCGAAGTGATCATGATGGCCGGCGAGTGGTTGGAGAGAGCCGGTCTTTCCAGAGGGGCTAATGTCAATGGGGACGAAATTGGTTGGGTGGAGGGAATCCCTGATCACTATCAAGCGAAGGAATTTAAAGAACCGGTGAAGGTTGACGCGGTGGTCGAGTCTCCTTTGAGGGAAGAGGCATTGCCTCAGGTCAATGGCTGACAAATGGCTTGATCTAGCCAAGGAAGCCTTCAACTCTTCCACCGATTACGCCCAAGCGAATCTCAGGGGTGATTGGGACTACTCAATCCGAGCCTTCAGGAACGAGCACGCCAAGGACTCGAAATACAACTCTCCTGAATACGCTTCCAGGTCGAGGATCTTCTACCCCAAGACCCGTTCGGTAATCAGGAAGAACGAGGCTGCTGGAGCCGTGGCTCTGTTCTCCAACATGGAGACGGTGAACATCTCCGCTGTTAACCCAGACGATCAGATGAATCTGGCGGCGGCTGAGGCTTTGAAAGAAGTGATCGAGTGGAGACTGACCCACACGATCCCGGCTTTCCAGCTCGTGATGGGCGGGATTCAAGACGCCCAGACTCAAGGGATGGTCTGCTCCTACCAATACTGGGAATACCAGGAACGCGGCGGCAGGAAGATCAAGGACAAGCCCTGTATTGAACTAAGACCTATTGAGAACATCCGTATCGACGCCGGGGCGGCGTGGTGGGACCCGGTGAATACATCACCCTACCTCGGGGACATCATTCCGATGTATGTCTGCGATGTGAAGTCGATGATTTCTTCCAACGACCCCAAAACCGGGGCGCCGAAATGGAAGAAAGTCACCGATGAGCAAATGCAGGCTGCGAGACCTCAGGCGATTGAGGAACTCAGAATCCAGAGGCAGGGCAATGCTCAAGACCCGCACAAAGAGCAAAGCCCCCTAAAGCAATTCGAGACGGTCTGGGTGCTTCGTTGGTTCATCAAAAACGACCAAGGCGAGGATCAGGTTTATTACACCCTTGGAACGGAAGCCTTGCTGACAGACCCCAAACCGATCGAGGAAGTCTATTTCCATGGGGTAAGACCCTATGTGATGGGGTACGCGATTCTGGAGACTCACAAAGCGTACAAGACTTCCATGCCTACATTGATTAGGCCGCTTCAGCAGTCTACGAACGCTTTGATCAACTCAAGACACGACAACGTGCAGTTGGTCTTGAATAAACGCTATTACGTCGCGAGAGGTCGTCAGGTAGACGTTAATTCTCTGGTCAGAAACGTGGCTGGCGGGGTGACGTTGATGACCGATCCCAAGACGGATGTGATTGAGGCTAATTGGCCCGATGTCACTTCATCGTCTTATGTTGAGCAGGACCGTTTAGCCGCCGCTGCGGATGACTTGGCGGGGAATTTCACTCCCTCTACCAAAGTCGCCAATAACGCGGTGAACGACACCCTTGGCGGGTCGAAGATGGCCGCTCAAGGCGCGGGGTTGATGACCGACTACCTTTTGAGGACGGTTATCGAAACGTGGTGGGAGCCCGTTCTTAGACAGCTCGTACTGCTGGAGCAGTATTACGAGACAGACGACGTGATTCTGGGGGTCTGCGCCAAGAAGGCGCAGTTGTTCCCGAGGTTCGGTATTTCCCAGATCAACGACGACCTTCTCATGAAGGAGGTCAATGTCAATGTCAACGTAGGAATGGGGGCGTCGAACCCAGACCAGAGGATGCAGAAATTCCTCTTCGCTAATAACGCAGCGATGCAAATAGCGATGACCGCTCCCCCAGGGTTCAACGTCAACGAGCAGATCAAAGAGATTTACTCGAATGCCGGATATAGGGACGGGACGAGGTTCTACAACCCGCAAGGGGTGGACCCCAGGCTCCTCAAAGCCCAGCAGATCATCCAGGAGCTTCAGGGGATGGTTAAGGGTAAACAGTTGGAGCTTCAGTCCAAGCAGCAAATTGATATTGCCCAGATTCAGTCTTCAGAGCGAATTGCGATGGGGCAGGCTCAATTGGATGCCTACCGTATCCAGGGTGATCTTCAGATTCGAGCGGCCGAGGTCGAGATAGAGAAACAGAAACTCGCTCTTGAAGAAGTCGGCAAGCGCGTGGAGACAGAGGGCGCCATCAACGAGCAACAACTAAAACTTGCCCAATTGGCTCATAAGGTTCAGGAAGCCTCAATCAAGCTTGAGACCACGAGGACGCAGGCCGAAGGCGAAAGGGTGAAGCTCGCTGGCGAGATTGCCAACCAGCAGATGGTTCAAGCCAATGAGGAGAGAACGTCCAAGGTCGCATCCGAGGTTCAACAAGCTATGAGCGAAGTCGGGGCCGAGATCGCGAAGATCAAAGAGACGCTTCCGACGATCCACGGGAAAACAGAAGAAGTGAAGGGCCAAATAGACGATCTTAAAAACGGCCTGATCACTCTTGCGGGGATGGTCTCGAATAAGAAGAAGATGAAGGGTATTGCGATTCAAAAGAAGGACGGAAAGAAAGCCGCTCAAGTCTCTTTTGATGACGGGTCTATAGAAGAAGTCGCGGTGGGGTGAGCAAGAAGAAGGCAGTAAGTGTCTGACCCGTTTTTCGCAAACGTAGTCCTGCTGGCGGCAAATGAGAACGGCGCGAACGGTTCCACGTCGTTCATAGATCAATCAAGCATTGCACGAAGTATCAGCAGAATTGGGACGGCGACATGGACGAACTCGACCGCTCCTACCGGCGACACGACAAGCGTATCGAACGACGCAAACTCCGGAATCAGTTGCGCGTCCTCGGCTAATTTCAACTTCGGGACAGGAGCCTTCACGCTAGAGGGCATGTTCCTGTTCACCACCACGGCGGCGAATCAGATGCTGATGGTGTGCGACACAGGCTCAGGCCCGTTCATGGAACTGCTGTCGGGGAACCTGCTGCGTATTTTCTGGAACGGGAACGCGAAGCAAACGAACGCCTCAGGGATTTCCACTGGAACATGGGTTCATATTGCCTACACCAGAGACGGGTCAGGCAACATGAGGATGTTCGTAGGTGGAGTGCAGAAGGGCGCGACGGTCGTTGATGCAAGCGCCCAGAACGGCAACACGGGATTCATTGCGGCCAACTACGCTTTCCAAGATACCGGACTTCAGGGCAATTTCGACAATGTCCGCGTCACAAAGGGCGTGGCGCGGTACACGTCGAATTTCACGCCGCCAAGCCTGCCGTTTCCGACGAGCGCGGCTGATCCGCCGGTTGCGGACTTCACAGGAACGCCGCTATCGGGAACAGCGCCGCTCTCAGTAGCTTTCACCGATTCCTCGACCAACACGCCGACTAGCTGGCTGTGGGAGAAGAACGACGGATCAGGATGGGTCGCCTTCGCAAGCGGCAGCACGTCGCAGAATCCGACCGAATCCTTCACCGCAGGGACGTGGAGCGTAAGACTCACTGCGACGAACGCGGCGGGGTCGGATACCAAGACCAGAACTAACTACGTCGTATCCACCGCTCCGGTGGTGGTTGAAGAACCCGCAGGCGGTACTTCAAAGCGAAAGAAGAGACACAAAAAGCCACTCACATGGGCTGAAGGTCTCCAGCTCGCGCAGAAGAAGCTAAAGGAACAAGCCCTAGCTTCAGCAGTAGAGAAGATTGAGGAAAAGCAAGTTCTGGAGGCTTCTGCTTTGGCAGAGGACGAAGAAGAGGACGACGACATCATCACGGCAATCATCATTTCAAGGAGCCTTCACTGATCCAAACAGACGAGCTTGTCGCTGAAGTGGAGATTGGCGATGAGGCAAAGAGGTTTCTGGAGAGCGATCTTGGAAGGTGCATCCTAGGAATAGTAGAGCAGGACTCAGAGAAGGCCCGCCAGGGTCTTGAGTTGGTAGATCCCCAAGACACTAAATCTGTGACTGCCCTTCAGAAGAAGGCGCAGATGTCGCGGATGTTCAAGAACTACGTCGTTGAGTTATTCGAGCGCGGCGAAGCGGCTTTAGAAGTCTGGAAAAACGAAAACAGGAGAGTTGCATGAGACGAAGTGAGGCGGCGGCGCAGCGGGCAGCACAGCAAGCTTCAGACGCGGCGCGAGTTCTACAGGCAAGAGGTCAGGAAAAGGTGATGGAGCAGAAACCCATCGAAGCCCCCGAGCCTGTAATGAAGAAAGACCCGCCCACTTCTGAGCAAAAGGAACAGGTCGCCAAGCTTCCCCGAGGTAATCGAAATAGGGAAGAAATGCTCGCCCATATCCGTGAGACGCGGGGAGAGCCAAAAGAAGAAGTCAAGCAAGAGAAGCCGGAACCAAAGCAGGAAACGAAGGAGGTCAAGGATGAGCCGAAACCCGAGCCTGAGGCCAAAAAGGAAGAACCAAAGCAAGACGCTCAAGCCCCTCAGCCTGAAGCAAATACTGAGGCTCCTCCCGCTGCTAATGAAACGAATCAAACAGTTCAAACAGTCCAAACAGTCCGCGTCAAGGTAGACGGGGAAGAGTACGACGCTCCTAAAGAGGAGGTAGACGCCTACGGTGGTCTGAGGGCTTACCAGATTGCCAAGGCTCAGGAGAACAGGCTTGCCAAGGTAAATGAGGCCCTAGCAGCTCTTAGGGAGCAGCAGGCCCGTCCGCAAGCCCAACAGGTTCCTGTTCAGACAGACTCGGATTTCATCAAGAGCCAAATTGATGTCATGCGCTTCGGAACTCCTGAGGAGTCTGCTGCGGCGCTAGACAAGATTCTGGAGCGTCGTCAGCAGAAGGTTGACCCCAATTTGATCGTCCTGCAAGCAACGCTGGCAATGCAGAAAAAAGCTGCTGTAGACCAGTTTGCGAAGGACTACCCAGAGATTATCGCCAGTCCTGTCTTGAAGAAACTTGCGCTCGCTTTGGAGGCCGAGGAAATGCAGAAGATCGGTCAATCCAGAGCGCCGGTTGACTTCAAAAAAGTCTACGACGGGATTGGACAACAGATTCGCGGGGCGATCCCGCGCCAACACCAGGCGCAATCGTCCGCACCGACGAACTCAGGCAATACCAGCCAGGTTTCGTCCGATAAGGAAGCGCGTAAGGCTTCCATAACGGAGCCTCCGAAAGCGTCTGCGGCTAGAGCGACGCTACCAGAGGAAGAAAAACCTGAAACCCGTGAGGAATCCCTCAACCGCATGAGGAGAACGCGCGGGCAAATGGCGCACTAAGAGCGCCAAGAAAGAAACGCTATGGCTGGGCAACTTTTTGCCGTTAACAGTCTTGGCGGGTTCTATGCTTCGTTCAATCTGAGCAAAGACCTCAGGATGGGCGTTCAGGCTACCTCGAAGTTTCGGCAATTTGCCGACGTTCGGGATGCTTGGGGCAAAGTAACCCGTACAGGTCAGACATTTACGTGGGACGGTGTGCCGATGATGAGTCGTGCCAACCGCGCCCTTACGGAAACGGCGACCGTTCCGCAAGGCAATCACACCATCTATCAGGGCACTCTGACGATGAGCGAGCGCGGGTTCTCCGTGCCGTTCTCGGAGTTCCTTGAGTCGATGGCGATCCCTGCGGTTCGCAATCCGATCATGAAAGTCCTGAAGTACGACGCGATGTGTGACATTGATGTCACGGTCTGGAAGGAGTTCAACAAGACCGCCCTGAGAGCTGCGGCGACGGCGAGTGCAGATAACATTTCGCTGACGACCAACTCGACGGCGACTCTTACCGTTTCGGCCGCGATGTCGAAGGTCAACGTGCGTTCCATCGTTGATACGATGAAGGGCCGCAGCATTCCCTTCTACGACGAGAAGAGCTATTACGCGATCGCGCGTCCTGCTGGTCTGCGTGGCCTGAAAAACGACCTTGAATCGGTGCATCAATACACCGAGACGGGTCTGGAAATGATCATGAACGGCGAGATCGGGCGTTATGAAGACACCCGCTTCGTCGAACAGACGGTCATTCCGGCTGGCGGAGCTGCGGACTCGACAACCTTTGACCCCTACACGAACACGGCAGATGCGTGGAACGTGGCGGGCGACTGGGTATTCTTCTTCGGTGCCGATACCGTGTGCGAAGCAGTGCATACGGAGGAGGAGATCCGAGCGAAGATCCCGGACGACTATGGCCGTTCAAAGGGTATCGCGTGGTATGCGCTGCTCGGCTATGGAATCACTCACAACGATTCCAACAACCTTGACCAGAGCCGAATTGTGAAATTCGACTCGGCGGTCTAACGGGAGACGACCATGGCTCAATTCTATAGCGATGCAAAGTTCGGGGTTATCACCCGTCGATGGTTCGGCCTCTCGAAGAAGTGGGGCGGCGACCGCCTGAACGCCAGGGGCGCTTCTGGTCAGGGCTGCTTTGGTACGACTGACGCGACGACTAAGACTCATATCGCCAAGTTTTACCCGAGGGGTCCTGTGAAGCTCGTCAAGGCTGGGGTTATGACCCTTGCTTCGGTGACGAATGCTTCGGTGGACCGTATCCCGGTGCGCGTTATGACCCGTGGCGCGTCGGGTTCGTTGGGATGTCTTTTCTACATCTCTAACGTGCCGACCGTACAGGCGGAAATCTCGTCCACTACGACGTTTACGGCTCCGCAGGTCAGGGCTGGGGAATATCTCAGCATCAAGACCGGGACTCCGCAGACGGACAAGGGCACGGCGGCGAATACGGCGACGACCACGGGAACGGTATCGTTCTTTGTGGACTACGTTCCGATTTTCGACTCGTCCGGCAAGTGGGATACACCGTAAGTCTTTAACAGGGCCTCGAAAGAGGCCCTTTTTCTATAGGAGGTTTCGTTTTGAGGATCGTCATGGTGTCCGGGCATTCGTGTATTCGGGTTCACAAAATGGCGATCCCTCTTATAGAAAAAGGGCATGAAGTCCACCTGATAGCGAAGAAGCTATCAAGCTTCTGGGAGATGTATAAGTCCTTCAGCCTTTGTACGGATGTTGAGCAATATGCGGAGGCGATAAA